AGCGGGAGACGAGGTTCCGTCGCTTCACCGCCGGTGGTCGAGGCATCGGTGCCGTACAGAATATCTTCGAACTTCTTCAGCTTATCCTTATCGACCTTCGTGCTGTCGATGGTGAGAAGCGCCGTCGGCTTGTGGCCAGTAACGTTAATCGGGGTCGTAGTGAGTTCCCAGGAGAAAGTGATGGCTTCCGGGGAATCATTGACCGTGCTGTAGCTACGCTCCGACGGAGAAGCCTTGGCGCCATAGATCAGATGGATCTTGTAGCCGAGATTATCATTCTGGTCGTTACCGACTTTGGTGCGATAGGCCAGACCGAACGCCTTGCGCTCCTGCAGACTGATCAGTACACCCTCGGCGATGGCAGCGGAGCCGTCGCACTCGGCGAACTCATCGGGATAGGTATACGCTTCGACAGTCGCGCCGAGGTCTTCCGCAGACATAACGCTCAGATACTTGATATTGTCAGCATAAAGGGCCGTGGCTTCCGCGCCGGACGGAGATTCCGTAATCTGCGTCAGACCATTCCAGGCAACACCCTTGGTGTAGACGTTGTTTTCAACCAGGAACAGAACACCATGGTCTACGCCGGTTTCGTACAGTCTTTCGCCAGACTGGTCCCAAACGATTCTACTCATATGGTAAAATCCTCCTTTTAATAATGAATTGTGAATACATCGTGATTCAGATTATCCGCAACATAATGCCGGTCGAATCGACAAGTCGGGATACTGGCAATGGGTCTAAGTAAGAGGCTCTCAGGATTTGGATCGATCACAATGACGCTGTACTCGATGCCCATTCCATAAACCGAATTGTCTGCGTGAATTCTCGGCATATTGTTGCGAGAATAAATGATTGCCGGATACTTCAATCGAATATTCTCCGGCGGCTGAAAATAAACATGGTCGCTGCCGGGATCTCGCCCCAGAACAGCGGCCATGATTTGTTTCAGCTCCATGTGGAGGTCAACTCGTTTACCCGTTGTAAACACCCCCAACACTTAGGATTAATCGAGGGTACGAAACCTCGATGCTATGCACCTTCCATCTCGTACCCATATACTCGACATACCGCATCGAGTGAAAATTCTGATAGGCAAACGGATCAGCGACTATGCTGATCTCGTTCGATATGTTAATATCGTCGTTCACCTGATCTGAAGTCTGGAGTTTGCGGACATTGCGGATCACGTCGCCATAATACGAACGTTCCGTGATCTGCTCCGTCCATACTCCCGGCTCGGTTTCAGTCGTGACAGCATAGCCGATTTTTCCGAAAAATTTTGCCATTTTAAATTTTAGGATGCCTGATAAGAAGTGAAGACCTTCGCTGCAAGCGCGCCGGAAGTTCCGGAATTGTCGAGGCACACAACCGTGACAATGCCACCGTTCTCTTTCCAGTAAACGGGGCGATAGAAACCACCAGAGACCTGCACAACGCAGCCCTGTTCGCAGCAATCACGAACTTCTTCCGCCGTAAGCGCATGATGATCGTCCATGCAAAGGGTGGTTCCGTTAACGCTGAGCGTAACCACGGCCACATCTTTATCCTTTGCACGATTGTAGACCTTCTGGAAATTAACATTGCCCGGTCGATCCGCGGGGGCAATAAGAGACTGCTGAGCCATAATTTTGAATCCTCCTTGTTATTTATGAGTGTTATGTAAACCGTACAGGGTAAAAAAATTAGCCCGCAGATTCCACGACTTCGACAGCAATCGCGGAATAGGGCTTGATCATCGCGCCGGAGCAGCGGGTCTCGATCAGGTACTTCTCCTGGTTGTAGTCGATGTCAAAGTCATCGAACATGTTGATCGCACCGCCCTTGTCAGCACCGACATTGTAGTCGTTCAGGTTGACGATGATGCCGGCCAGCTTACGGGTCTTGCTCTGGCTATCCGTACGAGTCAGACCCTCCATCACGGGAACCGTTACGATCTCCTTGACACGCAGCTTGGTGCGCAGCTTCTCTTCCGTGTCGTAAATATCACGACCGGTGGTATCCTGAATGAGGAGCATGTCGGTCAGCATATCTTCGGTGGTGAAGAGCGTCGGATTACCGGAACCCTTATAGTCCTTACGGGCCTTGATGATCTGCTTGATCATGAGCTTCGCCGTATCCTCCGCCGTAGCATTCTGCGCCGGGGTCACGGCAGCCTTGATCGTGTAGAGATCGTCATCGGTCCAGATCGGACGAATGTTCATTTCGTTGATCTTGTCGTCGCTCGAAGGAGAGCGGCCATCGCCCACGAGAATCGCACGCGCAATTTCCTCTTCGAGCATACCGCGCATCTCGCCCTTGAGCCACGCGACAACATTGAAATCGGTGATGTCGATAATATCATCACGGTCCATCTTCTGCTTCTTATACACCGTAGTCGGAGTGGTAGTACGCTTCAGAAGGGTGATGACCTCCTCCAGCTTGCGGTTGCCCTTCATGTAGCCACGGGCACGAGCCTCATCGCCGGTGATGTTGGCAAACAGGCTCTTCACGCGGGAGAACGGGGTGTGATGGACGCCCTGCATAACCTTGCCAACCCAGGCGGTATCGCGCTGGATCATCTGCGGGGTCGCCGTCACATTGCGCGCATCAGGATACAGATAGTCAACGGGATCCACACCGTAATCGGCATGGGCCAGGTACTGCAGATCTTCCATGCCATGCTGGATCGCGCTGTCACGCAGGCTGCCACAGCGCTTGGCATCCTTCAGAACCTCCTGCAGATCAGCGTGAGAAATCACATTCTCCTGGTTCTCATCATCGCGGTCAAAAACATTATGCTTCACAGAATTATCCTCCTCAGATTCTTTCTTGGTGTTGTCTTCGCCCTTCGCCCGGGCGACCAGGTAATAAACGACCTTCTTCTGTTTGTCAGTCAGAGTGTTGAAGACGTCTTCTATGGTTTCCGTATCTTCTGTCTTCTCGTTCTGCTTTACTTCCATCGGTTTTTTTTCCTCCTTCGTATCTTCGTCAGCATGCTCTAAAACCAGCGGCTCATCGAAATAGATCTGTGCCTCATCGTTCAGCTCTTCACCATGCTGTATGACATTGGCGATCACGGCCTTCGGATTCGCTCCGGCAAGTACAAGACTCACTTCGCGGATCACGCCGTGAACAATAT